TTCTTAGTTAAATGCAATATTGCATTCCGTAACAATAAACGATGTTAAAACTATTTGCAATAAAAAGTTACATATTTTATTTTACCTATGTTAAGATAACGTGTAACTTAAAAAAACAAAGGAGATTTACAATGAGAGAATACGGAGATTTAAACGGGGATGAAGATGACATCGCTTATGAGAATCAGCTTATGGAGCAAAACAATCCTAACGATGAACCAAATTTTGATGATTGGGAGGTAGCGTAATGGATTATGACTGGACAAAAGAATTAGAAGAGCTTTATAAGTATGTGTTTGATATAAAGCCATCTGAAATTGAAATGAATCTTAGAGCCGAGGAGTATGAAAATGGACAGAGCTGAATTTGACAGACTCATAAAAATCATTCAAGATTCGTCAAAAGATTTAAACGATTTATTAGATAAATTAGATGCAAGGGAGAAAGAAAATGAGCAAAAAATTAAAAACGGTTGATATAAAAGGTAAGTCTTATGTCATGGTCCATGAACGAATTGGTGCGTTTAGGGCAGAGTTTCCTAAAGGCACAATTATTACTGAGCTGTTATCTTCGGTAGACGGAACGCATACATTTAAAGCTACGTGTATTGAAGACGGCAGGATTATTGGAACTGGCCATGCTAGTGAGAAAGATGGTTCTACTTTTATCAACAAGACATCAGCATTAGAGAATGCAGAAACCTCGGCAATTGGCCGTGCGTTAGCAAGTGCAGGATACGGACTAGATAATTCTTTTGCATCAGCAGAGGAAGTTAGTAACGCCATTGCACAACAAGAAATTAAGCCAGCAAAAAAAGCACCAAGTAAAAATATTGATGCCGTTAAAAAAGATATGGCCAAGGCTCATCAGGAAGGCGAGCTTAAACAATTTTTCTTTACACTAGATCCTAGTACACAAGACGTGCTTAGGGAGTATGCGAATGACCTCCGCTCATCTTAAAGATAACAGAAGGCATAAGGTTGTAACGGCTTCTAATGCTTGGAATGCTATTTATGATCGTAAGAAACTTTGGAGGGAAATGACGTTTAGAGCTGCTCCCTTCCAAGGAAATGAAATGACTCAGTGGGGAAATGACCATGAGCATGTTGCTATATCACAATTTGAAAAATTTATTGACGACATCGTTGAGCCTGGAGATAAGCTAGTTGTGCATCCAGACCTACCACTTGCTGGTACATGTGACTTTATGCTGCATGGTGTATGCGGTGAGGTAAAGTGCCCGTTTACTCAAAGGATATATCCTGAGATACCTGGGCGGTACTACTTCCAGATGCAAGTACAGATGCTTGTTAATAACGCAATTGCATGCCACTTCGTTGTGTGGACTCCAAACGAGTTTCATACCGAGTTGGTGCAAAGAGATCAGGACTTTATTGACTGGTACATTCCTTTTGCAGAGGAATTTATTGGTTATGTAAACTCTGATAAAGAACCACCCAGGTGGAATAAGAAGCCTGTTTATCAACCAAAGGAGAAGTAAAATGAAACCAACTAATCAAGTCTTTAAGACCAATGATTATGAAGCCTTTAGTTACATCAAAGGTAACCGTAGTATCAATAAGCTTAATTTAAAACGCATTACTAATTCTATGCGAGAAAATTATATTCCTGTGCCTATTATTGTTAATGAAAAAAATCAAATCATTGATGGACAGCACAGATTTGAAGCAGCAAAATTTTTAAAAAAAGAAGTATATTGCATAAAAATTCCTAAGCTTGGATTAAAGGAAGTAACAACATTAAATACCAACACAGCAAACTGGAACAATGCTGCATGGTTAGAAAGTTATGTTGACTTGGGAGTTGAGGCCTACGTTACGTTTAAAGAATTTCGTAAAAAAACTGGTTTTGGTTATAGTATTTGCAGTGCTTTATTGGCCAACCAAAGTCAAAGAACTGGAACTCTTAGCCGTGCATTTAAAGACGGAAAGCTTAAAATTAAAAGTTTAGCAACTGCGTATGATAATGCTAAAAAATTAGACCAAATTGGTGAGTATTATGAAAACTACAAGTCAGATTCTTTTTCTGGTTGTATGTTGCAATTAATGCACCATGAGCAGTACGACCACGCAAGAATGTTACAAAAATTAAAATTACAAGCTCATACGTTACCAAAAAGTGCTAATGGTGATAGGTATAGAAGAGATTTGATAGATATTTTTAATTATAATGTAGCAAAGAAAAACAAAGCAGCATTTTTTTAATAGGAGAAATAACATGGCAGTATTAGGTGTAAGTTTAAGAATTGACGTAACAAAGATTGATAAAGAAAAGCTTTATAAAGGTGCTAAGGGTACTTACCTGGACGTAACTACTTTTATTGATACAGATACTCCAGACCAATATGGCAACAATGGTATGGTAACTCAGTCAACTACACTGCAAGAACGTGAGGCTGGCGTTAAGGGTGCTATCTTAGGTAACAATAAAGTGTTTATGAATAAAGGTGCTGAGGGATCAAGTACGCCTACAGCTGCACAAGATTTAGAACAGTTTGAGGATGCCCCTTTCTAGGGACTAAGGTTACACTGCCCTCAAGCAGCATATGCTGGCCATTGTAGTTTGGAATTGGTTCAGACTATAATGACATTGAGAACTTGAGGGTTAGTGTATTACATGTATTACTTATTCATTACATACATTGTTACTTCAAAGCCAAATCTCATTTCTGTAGCTGATGGTTTTGTCCACATAGTAGTAGTCCTTATTGGTTAATCAAGACTCTATTATACGCTTAATGAATAACTGTACTGATGGTTATAACATGACAAAGGAGTAAGGAAAATGATGAGTTATAAATTGCACGAAGAAAAGAAAAAGAAAGGTTGGTTAGTAGTTGGAGTGTTAGTTTTTGTAGCAGGTTTAGTTTGGCTTGGTGTTAATTCTGTTCCAGACAAAGTTTATCATTGCCATAAGAATGGTTACTTGTTTGAGTCTATGAACGAAGCAAAAAACATTTTTACCAAAACTAAAATTAAATGTATTAATATTGAAAATATTACGGAGAAAAAATAATGGCAGATAACATAAATCCAGAGCACTATAAGGCAGGTGGTATTGAGACTATTGAGTATCTGAAAGCCAAGTTAAGCAGTGCTGAATTTTATGGTTACCTTAAAGGCAACGCTTTAAAGTACATTAGCCGTGAAGGCTTAAAGTCTGAAAAGCTTTTAGATAAGATTGAAGACTGTCGGAAATCTCAGTGGTACATAGAGGAGATGGTAAAGGTTCATCAAGCCGAGATAGCTGTACTAGAAGCTAAGGTGAAAGAAGATGAGTGGATAGAAGATCCTTTACATGACGAAGATTAAAACACACAACCCTGTATGCCATTTATGTGGTGAGCAGGCCAGGATCTATCATCTTAAAAAATGGTGGTGTCATAACAATTTAGAAGCTGAAGGATATTGCAGCAATGTCAAAACCAAAAAAAGCGATAAAGGTTGAGCATTTCAGGGTAGATGGTTATCCGTTTACCTTAACCTTTACCCCAACAGATACTGGAATGCAGTATCAGATCATGAATGAAATGAACTATAAAGTAATTAAAAAGGGGACGGTATGAAGTATGAGCCAATAAAGAATCAAGGTAATTTGCATATTTATGAGCTAAATGACGGGACCAAGCTTAGGCGTTATGAAGTTTGTGATCTTATAGTAAAGCAGTTTGATGGTGATACTAGGTTAACTATCCCAGAGGTAGCAGAGCTTATAGGGATGGATGTTAAGTCGGTCAATCATCTTATAAGAACTATTGTGACTAAAGGAGACTTGGTATCAGAAAAAAAGCAACGGCATACCATTTACGCCAAGCCCAACAGATCTATGTTGGAGGCTATATGGTTTCCGCAGCACAGCCAGTTTATAGAAGAAGCAAAAGATTTAAAGGGTAAGAAGTATAAGGCCGAGCAGTTTCCTAATGTACGAGGAAGCTTTACCACCCCACTATCAATGGGATACACTAATTCTATATACAATAATAATTATGAGAATTGAAAGATTAATGGTGATTTTAGAAGACTGGGCTAAGTATATGCAGAATGACAATCATCGCCTAGG